GGAAAAGACCCCCCTCACAATTTAGGGGTGTGGCAGATTTACTCCTTATGCACACATAAGAGTACTTCACCACCGGTGTATGATCAAGCCTTATGAATAACCGACCTCCGTATAATCTATACATCTTAATAGATTAGGAGTAGAATTTATTCAAAACCGGCCATACTTACACAACAGCGGGCGAAATAGTCGTTAGCATGCACAGTTCCACGTGACAGCTGGCCCAAGGACAAAGCCTTCGGACGATACCTTCGAATGTAACTTGAGATGAAATCTTTCAAGATTACATTAGATCTGGTCTCAACAGGAATAGAATACCAAGGTGAATAGAAGAGATTGGGAAGAACTTCCTTACTCTCTTCATGCCACTGAGGTAATTGGAGACGACCCAGCAAGATTAGCTGTCGTCGACTTTCGGCACCACTTCGGGATAAAATATCCGAATAGTAGGAGCCAAGAGTCGAAGCAAAACAATCTTGACGAGTCTTTCCAATCAAGAAATCGGTCAAACGCCGAATCCTTCTATCCTGTGGGTGATCGAGACAGACACGAGCAAATAATCGAGCCCGTATCGAAGGTGAACGCCGTTTCCTAAGCTCTTTCGAAGTCGGTAGAGGAAATCCAAGACCACCAAGATAGGGACTAAGGCATAAAGCCAAATTCTCTTTCTTAGCAATCTTCAACATAGTTCTTCCATGTTGTTTAAAGATAAATTTCCATGCCGACTCGACTCGAGGACAAGCAGAAAGGAATCCAAAAAGTAGATTTGAGGGATGTAAATCCAACGAACCCACTTTCTGATCCGACACATCTCTAGGTACTCGTGCATAAGCCCAACCCATGGGGAGATGTTGAATCCTCTTTGGTTCATAACCAATAATCTGATTAAAGATTTTTGTCTGAACCATAACAGGATTAAACTTCCACATTTCGGAGTTTATAGTACAATAACGCTGATGAACGAGCGTCTTACCGGGAGATGGTATAAGTCCAAACCAGGACATATACTGATTCCACGCCTTGAATTCGAGTTTTGTTGCTTCAAATAATCCGTCATCACCATTAAGACGGAAAGCCATATCACGGAGACGCAGTCTAACTCCGCGACATATCTCTAAGATATGTCTCACCCCTGTAGCATGTATGACGCAGAGGACTATAAATGACCAGAATCCGCCCATTAATTGGCCGGAGTCCTGTTCACCATAATAGTCCTTCCCATCATAAATGCTATGACGAGTGAGACTGTTCAATATCGGAAGTCGACACTCGAAGGGAATCGAAAAGAGCTCCATAAGCTCTTCACAGACAACCTCCGAGTATAAACTTGGGATATGATCAGTCGCAGCCTGGAAGTCTGTAGACACAAGAAAATCATGAGGACCAAACCGACAAAGATCGGCAAATTCATTCATGATATCTTGCGTCACAGGACGTCCAGTGAGAGTAAAGACGGGATGTTTTTGCATCTTTTTCCAAATAGCCTTGCGAAATAGGGAGGAAACATAATAGGGGAAGGCAGAGCCTTTCGTTATGGTCCTAACCTTGAATGGTTCAGGTAACCCTATAGGCAAACAGGAAGAATCCTGTTGCATCGCAGTCGACTTTGAGAAAGATATAAAATCATCACAATCCTCATGAGACCATGGAGATCTTATTTCCACGGTTCCACGAGGCCCACTGACGAATCCTTGTAAATAATCACAAGGAAAGAACTTATCATCAGTATACGTCTCAAAGATATGAGCAGCGGCACCACCCCAGCGCTTCTCATTCTCAAAACATGCGTTTTGAGAGGGAAAAGCCCTGGGAGAGTGACGGTTGAAGTAACCTCTAGATGTTCCAAAGACCTCCCTAACGGTCCTTCTGAGCTGTATGACTACATCATCTTCGGTAATATTATTGCCTAAGATGAAGAGGTCCTGTTCAACATCCTTATTCTTTGAAATACGAATAAGTGTTGAAACAACCTCCTGTCGAACCATATAAGCCGGGACTTCCATCGATCCAGCTTTTCCTTGGAAAAGTGAAAAGAGGAAGCCTAGCTTATAACCACGAGTTCGACGAGTTTGGAAACGTTTTCTCCAAAAACAGTCATCAGCTGCAGTTAGACCCCAAGAGGGGACAATGAAAGATCCAGGATACAAAGAGAGATCCTTAGGGGGCGTAGGTAGATCATCATTACAGACGCCCAAAGATAGCATTGTTGAAGTCCGCCATTTCAGATATTTCTCAAGACGGTTAGTACTTTCCAACCATTTCCAAAAGTGTAAATCACCTTCGGTCATGCGAAAAGTAGCACCATACTGAGAATAAATGAAATCGTAGATTTCAATCATGCGTCCGGTCTGTGGGTGTGTAACACTTACCCAGGCCAAGCCAGTTGTCAACAATGAACGTGGAGCGAGACTCTTCCATTTATCGAGCGGATTTGCCGATAAAGATAAGAAAGAGGGGTCTTGCAGGAAACCCACACCTGCCACAGGACTTTTATCATAAGATAAGGCGCCTGCAGAATGTAAAGTATTTTGTTCAAG